AAAAAAAAAAAAAAAAAAAATAAAATCACAAAAAAAGTGTAGTTGTGTAGTTTTTCTCTAAAAAGCCTTTATTTATAAGGGTTTGCACGACTACACTTTTTTATCAAAAGTGTAGTAAAGTGTAGTTAAAAGTGTAGTTAATGAAATTAGACGGGGGTAAAAATGAGATTAAGATAAGGATAAGGGTATAAATATATGAGGATAAAAAAATACGTACAAGGTAAATGGATAGACCTAGAACTTGAAAAAATAAAAAAATATCCGCGATACACTCGTTACCAAGTATATAGGCTGGACGGAGATAAACGTACGCCACTATATACCGAGTGTTATAGCAACTGGCAACTGGTAGAACTGGCTAAAAAAAGATATATAGTTAGTGAGGAGCCAGTAGGGGAGGTAGATTTATGTATGTAATAAAAGTAGGCGAGTACTACGTTAGAAAATATGTTATAGAGTCTTTAGATGTTTGTATATTACTGTCTAAGGAACTAATGCGAGGCTTTAGTAAAGTCGACGCTGATAGAATAGCCAAGCAATTAAACGGCGAGGTTTTTGAGGTACAAGACCAAGTAACCCAATGGGAGGATACGCCTAATGACTGATATAGAGTATGTGGCTAGTGAGCTAATCGAGAGAGTAGACCAGTTAGCTATCGACGATATGTTAAGAGCTAAAGTTACTTGGTACTTATATAATATTTTACAAAATGAGGATACACTTAACGAGAGTTTTAGAGCCTTGGATATTGCTAAAGCTAAACCTAGAGCTAAAGATTTAAGCGAGTTATCTATGTTTGACTTAGGTATGAGACTTAACGAGCTAATGGTGGCTAGTAATGAGCTTAATATGGAATATAATAACGTAGTAAATGAAATAAAAAAGAGAGAGTCCAAACTCAAGGACGACCCTAACTTAACATATAAAAAAGTAAGATAAAATAGGAGGTCTATACAAATGCACGCAATACTAAACTATACAAATACTAAAGTAGATTTAGAGACGGCTAAAATACGTTTAAATCTACTTATGGATAAAAAAGAGGCGTTATATTGTAAATATTTTAGTATCACGCCAAAGTTAAAAGATATCGTAGTCGACGGGGGAGCTAGAAATAATGATAAAATGGCTGACTACGTACACGAACTTAACGAAATCAACCCCAAAACTGGTAAGAGCTTAGAGCAAGAGATAAACGAACAGCTAAACGTAGTACAAAAGCTAGAGTACTATTTAAAGCGTATGGAGTCTACGTTAAAGTCTCTTACTGGTATGGAGGCTGATTTATATAAGGAAATTATTATCAATGGTACTAGAATAAGTAGAGCTGTCGAAAAGATAGCCAGCGATTATAACAAAGATGTATCTACTATATGGAGACTATATCATAGGAACGTAAAAGAGTACGTTAATATGTTAAAAATAACAAAATGCTAGTGAAATGCCAGTAAAAAGTAGTCTATAATGTAAAATGTAGAGATACGACAAAAGGATACCTCAGTTGAGGCGTCCTTTTTTGTTTACGTTGGGAGGGTTAAAATGTTAAACACGCTTTTAAGTATAGTATTTTTAATACTGATGTTTATATGGGCGAGTGTAATATTTATACTAGCCAACGTAGTAAAGGAGGACGATATTATGGATAACAAAATTGAGGTAAAGCCTAATAAAGACGGTAAATATATCGTAGTTTTATACGGTCATACAATAGAGTTAGTACCAGTTAAACCAACTGAAAATAAAAAAGCTGAGAAATAAGAGCTTAATAAGTGAGGAGGTGGTACGGTTTGAGCGTTACTGATTTAAAAGTCTACAAAATAGGCGATAAATTAACTGATAAACAGCTCCTATGGATAGACGAGTATATCAAGACCAATGACTATACTACCGCAACTATTAAAGCTGGATATAAAGCTAAATATCCTAGAGCTATAGGATACGAAAATAGTATAAGATTTAAAGAGATAATCGAGGCTAGACGTAAGGAGCTAAACGAAAAAATAACAAAAAATACTATAGCTGAGTTAGAGGCTATACAAGAGTTTTGGACTGAGACCTTTAAGGACGACGATAACAAAATGACTGATAGACTCAAAGCTAGTGAGTTGTTAGCTAAATCTAAAGGCGGGTTTATTGAAAAACACGAGGTCAAAGCTGTTAATACTAATTGGTTTATAGGCGAGGACAACGATAATGGCTAAGCAACTTAACCCAGCTGTGTTTAACGACTGGGTATATGAGGGGATAACCGACTACAGCCACCGTATAGAGGTCTACTATGGTGGAGCTGGTAGTGGTAAGAGTTATGGAGGTACACAAAAAATATACCTTAAAGCTCTAAACTCCAAAAGAAAAGTCCTAGTAATTAGAAAAATACAAAGGACTATAAAAGATAGTATATTTAGTGTGATGTTATCCCACTTACATAGTAGCGGACTATATGACTTATGTAGAGTCAGTAGGAGCGACTTAGAGATAGAGCTACCAAATGGCTCTATTTTCTTATTTAAAGGGTTAGACGACCCCGAGAAAATTAAGTCTATAGACGGTATCACGGATATAGTTATTGAGGAGGGTACGGAACTAACCGAGGACGATTTTACACAATTAAATCTACGTTTAAGAGCGTTGGTTGATAACCTACAAATATACATATTTTTTAACCCAATTAGTAAGAAAAACTGGGTATATGACTACTTTTTTGTTAGAGAGTTACCGTTAAACGTCAAAATAGTTAAAACTACTTACTTAGATAATAAGTTTTTGAGTGAGGAGTATAGGCAAGAGCTGGAGCGTCTTAAAGACCGTAACCCAGCGTATTATCGTATATATTGTCTTGGGGAGTTTGCTACTTTAGATAAGTTAGTTTTTCCTACATATACGACTAAAATAATAAGTGATAAAGATATCGAGGGGCTACCACGCTGGATAGGTGCCGACTGGGGATATGTTAACGACCCGTCAGCTCTAGTATGGGGTCATATCGATACAGTAAATAAAAAGATATACGTATGTGGCGAGTACGTTAAAAAAGGTATGCTTAACAACGAGATAGCTGAGACTATGATAAACCTAGGACTACATAAAGATAAGTCCTATGGAGATAGTGCCGAGCCTAAGACTATAGCCGAGTTAAAACGATATGGTATTAACATAGAGGCTACCGTTAAGGGTAAAGACTCAGTTATCCACGGTATACAATGGATACAACAGTACGAGCTAATCATAGATAGTAGATGTTTTAAGGTTATCGAGGAGTTAGATAACTACACTTGGCAAAAGGACAAAAAGACTGGGGAGTATATAAATGAGCCAGTCGACTGTTTTAACCATACTATAGACGCTATTAGATATGGACTTAATAAATATATAAAAGGTGTAAATATCCCTAAGGTTATGGTTAAACCTAGGGGACTATAAAAATATAAGGAGGTGTAAGAGATGTATACTTTACCAAAAGATACGCAAATAACAAATCAAGTGTTAAACGACGTTATTAAATATAACGAGAACTTTAACAAGAGATATACACGTCTTGAAAACTACTACATAGGTAAACAAGATATCTACGATAGGTTAAAAGACGATAGATTAAAAAATAATAAAGTAATGATTAACCACGCTAAGTATATTACTGATACTAACGTTGGATACTTACTTGGTAACCCAGTAGACTATCAAGCTAGTAAAGATTATGATATCGAGCCGATACTAGACGCTTATAAAAAGCAAACTATCAACGACTTAGATATGGAGATAGCTAAAGATGTATCTATTTTTGGGCTACAATATGAGTACGTGTATACTAATCAAGACGCGGAGCCTAAGAGTTGCGAGATAGATAACCGTAACGCGATTATAGTATACGACGATACAGTAGAACATAACAAACTCTTTGGACTTATTTATCGTGAGATTAAAAAAGGCGATAAATTTAGCCATTATGAGGTTATATACTGTGATAAAAATAAGATAGTTAATTATGAGTCTAGCGATAAGACCCTTAAAAAGATAGGTAAAGAGTCAAGCCACGCGTTTGGCGACGTACCTATGATACAGTATAAAAATAATACTGAGTTTTTAGGAGACTTTGAGCCAGTTATCAGTCTAATAGACGCTTATAACTTACTACAAAGCGATAGAGTCAACGATAAAGAGCAATTAGTGGACGCTATTTTATGTATGTACGGTATGGACTTTGATACCGACCAAGCCGACCAATTAAGAGATAGTCGTATGTTGGCTGGTTTACCTACTGACGGTAGGGTAGAGTACTTAGTTAAGACTCTACAAGAAAATGACGTCGATATTTTACGTCAAAACTTAGAGGCTGATATCCATAAAATAAGTATGGTACCTAATATGAGCGATAACAACTTTGTTGGTAACTCTAGCGGGGTAGCTATTAGATATAAGCTGTTAGCTTTCGAGCAAAACATCAAAAATAAAGAGCGTTATATGGAAAAAGGGCTAATGGAACGCTTTAAACTATATAACCACTACTTAGTAACTAAGTCTAAAATGACTAAGGAGGTACCTATCGAGGAGGTAGACGCTGTATTTAAACGTAATTTACCGTCTAACGATTTTGAGATAAGCCAAATGATAGTAAATTTAGCTGATTTTGTAGATAGCGAGACTTTAATATCTCAATTATCATTTATTAAAGACGCTAGCGATATCGTACAAGCTAAAAAAGAGGAGGACGAGGCTAAACCAAAGACCGACCCATACGACGACTTATTTAAAAATAATGAGATAGGGGACGCTAACGTTGATAAAGAAAATATGGACGCAAATAGTAAAGATAGTAAAGATATTACTAACGATACTGTAGAGTAAGGAGGTGTTAGTATATGGGTAAGACCTCTAAATACTGGGACGATAGAGCTATAAAAAGACTTACTGGAGCTGAAAAGACCAGCGAGCAATACATAAAGCAAGTACAAAAAATGTACGATAGAGCCTATAGGAATATCAACAAGGAAATAGAGACCATATACAAAAGCTACTCCAATGATACTGGTATAGATGTTAATACGTTAAAACAACTACTAACTAAAAAAGAGACCAGTAAAGTTTTTAAAGAATTAAAAGCCAAGGGCTATGATAAATACATCAAAGATAATTATAAGAGTCGTATAACAAGGTTGGAGCAACTAAAAGCTCAAATATACGCTAAGGCTAAAGATGTCTATAGTGAGGAGGAGCTTATTAGCCATAAATGTTATGGCGAGGTTTATAAAAATAGTTATTATAGGAGTATTTACGATACCCAAATGGGTACGGGCTTAGATTTTGGCTTTAGTACCATAGATAATAACTTAATAGAGACGTTATTAAATGAACGCTGGAGCGGTAAGAACTATAAACAACGTATATGGGGTAATACTGATATCCTAGCGGAGTCAGTCAGCGAAATAGTCGGCGGGGCTATCCTAAGCGGTCAGTCCTTGAGTAAGACTACCCAGCAAATACGCGAGCGTTTTGGAGTATGTAAGTACTACGCCGAGAGGTTGGTAAGAACTGAGACCAACCACTTTTATAATGAGGCTGACGCTCTAGCATACGAGGAAATGGGTATCGATAAATACGTTTTTGTGGCTGTACTGGATAGTCGTACGAGTCCAATGTGTCAAAGTTACGATAATAAGGTACTAGACTACAAAGATAAAAAAGTCGGTGTCAATTTCCCACCGCTACACCCTAACTGTAGGTCAACTACGAGGGGATATCTTGGCGAGGAGGCTGAGAAAAGCCTACAGCGTAGAGCTAGAGACCCAAAAACGGGTAAAACTGAGCTTATAAACAATATGAGCTACAAAGAGTGGGCTAAAAGTAAAGGTTTAGAGGACTCTAAAACGAAACGAGGCGGACAATTACCCGCTAAACCAGTTGTCGATACGTCTAAGAGCGTTAAAATTGAGGTTAAACCGCTTACTGATAGGGATAAACAAGCCCTAGAGTACTATGTAAGTGGCGAGGGTATGTATGTTAGTAATGCGTTACGTGGTGTTAATAAAGATATAATACTTAACGATAAAGATATGGAGTTTATAAAAGATTTAGACCACGCTACGGATAGACCACTAGAAAAACAAAGGCTATATAGGTCAGTAGACGCTAGCGTAATATTTAAGGATATCAACGAGTTTGAGTATGAGGACTTACGAGGATACCTTAACTATGGAGCTAAAGGTACTTATGAGACTAATAGGTATAATAACCTAATGAGTAAACAAGTTAAAGAGTTTAAAGACCTAGGATATGTTAGTACTACTAAAGATTATGAGATAGCTAGAGACTGGGGAGGCTTTACTGGTAGTAATAAACCTATCGTATTGGAGCTTAACCTAGACGATACTGTTAAAGGTGTTGATTTAGACTTTTTAGATATCGCGGACGACCCGCAAAAAGAGACGCTGTTAGCACGTAATCAAATCTTTAAAGTCAAAGAAATCACAGCCAAAGACGGTAATATCTACGTAAAAGTAGACGTTA